ACGTACCAGATGCGGCTGTCGGAAACCGGCTGCCACTCTCTTCGATCCGGCGCGAAGTCATCACCGACATGTGGCCAGACCGCCGGGTCAGTCAGTATATTCCGTACGAGTGACAGGTCGTGCGTTCGCTCAAACGTCAGCACGTCGAGGCGGTTAGAATCCCGCCACTAAACGTCATCGTACAACTCGTGGTTGACGTCTTTGCGATGGTCTTTACTACCGAGAGGCCCGCCACATTGTTCGTCAGGTACCCAGAGCTGGCGTTGATGGTCCCTAAGCCTCCCACGTCGAGCTGATTGCCAGCGCCCGGTGAAAGCGTGATACCCACCCTGCCATGGGTCTGGAACATGCCCAACGTCCACGCGGCAGCGCCGTAATCATAGAGGGCCCACTCGCCGCTGCCGTTCAGGCCGATCTTAAAATTCACCGTGGAGAGAGTGTTCCCTATGACCAACGGGGTGCCGTAGCCGCCTATAGACAACCCAGGCGAGGCTTGCAGCCCCCCAAACGTTGGGTCTGTAACGTTCACACCCACCGAACCGGTGCCGCTGGGAGCTATAAGTATGTTTTGATTGGTCCCTCCAGCCGCGACAGAGAGCTTCCCACTAGAGGCGCTCAGGTTCGCGCTTGGCGACGTCTCGGGAAATACGAGCTTCCCGGTGCCGGTTAACAGCGGTGTGACGTTGGCTCCGAACAGGCCGGCCAGGAAACAGAGAAAGATGACAGATAAATTCTTTTTCATGGAGTCATTCCAGATGTTGGTTGACCGACCATCACGTAGAGGCCCGCGCCAGACAGCACGAACAGAAACACGCTGATGGTCGATGCCGTGGTGTCAATACTCGCCGAGGTGCCCGAGAATCCGGCTCCCCAGGTGATCGTCCGTCCGCCGGTCGCGTCCTGCCGAAGGATCACCACCAGATCCCTGGCACCGGTGGTGGGGGCGGCAATTGTGGTCGGCGCGGTCAGGGTCTGGTCTATGATCTGCGTGCCCGCGACCCAGAGCCACTTCAGGTTGGGGCCATTCCACAAATAGATAAGGCCCGTGTCCGACTCGTACCACAGGGCACCGTTAGGTAGCCCCTGGGTCGGCAGCGCGAGCCGCTGCGCATTGGTCCCGTACTGGACGATGCCTCCGCCAGTAGAGGCGGACTTCCTTAACTGCTCCAGGAAGAGATACCACGTGCGCTGCGCGTAAACGCCAACTATCAGCGGCGTGTTCTCTGTTGGCGTTACCGGCTGGAGCATTACGTGGTTCCCTTCTCGATTTCGAGGTCTAGGTCAATTAGGGTCAGAGGATACTGACCGGTGCCGGAGAGTCGAAACACCCGGTCACGGGACGATCCGTTTGCCGGCCAGTACACGCGCTGGCTGTAGGCCGCGTTGAGGCCCGCCTGGGCCGTTACGGCGTTGCCGAAGGTGTGGCCTCTGTCGTCGGAGTAGTCCCGGGTGATCAGCGGCTGGACACTGGAACTCGACGTCGTGCCGGTCTCCATCTCCAGGGTCATTCGACCGAAGTACTGAATCAAGCCGGCTGCGTAGAGGTGCGGCAGAATACGTTGCCACTTTGTGTCCGCCGTGTTCGCATCCACGTAAGACGGGTTCAGCTCGTAGATATTCCCTGAGCCGAAGTCCCCCACTACGTGCATCCCGGACGTGCCCCACTCGGGGATGAACGTGTGAAACCGCGGCTGGTATGGGGTGAACGCGCTGCCGTTCCAGTAAGCCCTCTGGTGCCAGATGGGCGTGCCTGCCTGTGCGCTGGCCGTCTCGTCGTAGACCCACGTGTTTAGCGACCCCACGAAGTTGATGACCCACAGCCGGTGGCCGTCTTCCTCCGTGGCGTAAGCGACAGCATTTGACAGCGTGTCGCCGGCTGATGCCCACGCGCCCTCGACGGCGTGCGTGCTCACCCGCGCCGGGCTGAATCCATCCAGGCGGTACGCTACCGCGGGACCACGGGGACTTCCGCCCAAAAAATAGACATTCTCACCGGTACTGACAGGCGCCCAGGCGGAGATACTCCCCTCCCTCGACGCTGCGCCAGGAATCCTCTGAAAGGGAAACGTTGGGTCGCCGATGTTCTGCCAGACTTCCATGCTCTCCGTGCCGAAGAAATAGAGCTGCTCCCGGTCGGCCATGATGGACTTAATGTAGTCCGCGTACGCTTGCTTTGTGGCGAAGTCTAGGGGGCTCCAGGATAGTCCGTTAAACACACCGCTGATATTGAATTGCCTCCCCAGGTCAGATCCCCAACCCGACACGACACCGGTCTGCGTCCCGGCGCTCGTCGTGAGGGTCATGCTCGTGTTCGAGGAGACGCTCGATACGAAGTAGGCGACGCCGTTGATAGCCAGGATGCTGCCGTTGGTCAGCGACGAGAAGTTGGCTCCACTCACCCACGTGACAGCGGTGCCGCTCGTGTTGACGGTCCCCTGAAATGCTGGCCCGATTGGTCGCTGGACCACGAAGTAGCCGTCAATATAGGCCCCACCAACTGCGGAAACTTGAGTCCCTATGTTGCCGGTAAAGGCGACGTTAGTTAGTACGGGAGGGGCAGAAGTTACAGTGATCTGAGTGGCTGAAATGACTGATGCGATGGCATAGAGACCACCGTTGATTGTGATGTTGTTACCGATTGCCGCATTGGCAAAGTTGCCCCCGCTCACCCAAGTGACGGTGGTGGTTCCGGTTGTGCTGCAAGTGCCGCTGACCTGAAACTGGCAGGGGACGAACCCCGAGCCGTTATTAACGTAGGCATAGCCGCCAACGATAAGTAGTAACTGGTTCCCGTTGGCAAACATCTGCACAGGCTTAGCGGAAGATACCCCCACGTTCTGGCTGCTGACTACCGTGGCCACGCCAGTGCTCGGGTTCCCCCCGACGTAGGTCCCGAGACCCGCTTGGAAGAACCATCCGTTGCCCGTGTACAAATAGAGGTTGCCGCCGCCCGAGAGTATTCCCACGATGGGGGATTGGGGCAATGTGATCATCAGGTGGTAGCCGGGGCAGTTCCGCAAGATCCCGGTGTTTTTTCCGTGCTCGCTGGGGTCATCGATTATCTGCGGAATCAGGTTGAGCGTCTGTTGTGCCGCGGCGGCTGGGCTACGGAGAGCATACGACTCTCCCACTAAGGCGAGCTTAGACATTTGAAGCCTCCGGTGGCGTCCAGCCTTTGATCGGTTTCGGATCGAATGTCAGGTGGGGCCTGAGCTGGTCTAAAATCGACTGCGCTTCCGCCGGGCCGAACTGCCCAAGAAGCGTGTCCAGGTCCTCCTGGGTTCTCGCGTATTGATCCGCCGCGTACTTGGCTTTCATGTCATCCGTTCTGTGTGGCGGCGTTATCATCTAATCGTCCCCGAGTAAAAGTCGAAGTCACCGCCATTGCGTCCGCGCCCAGACGTTGGTGCGTCAGACATCGCCCGCGGTGACTTACTGTTGCGCGACATAATCGCCTGGGTGGCCTTCCGCGCCTCGATGCGCACGTCGTCAGTGACTGAGGCACCCTGCTCTTTAAAGACACTCGCGAGTCGCACTGCGAGGTTATTGACGAACCAATCCTGGTATCCAGGAGGAAGTTGGACAACATCTGTGCTGGCGACAAAGCTCTGAATAGGCTGCCAGTCGTAAAGCTCCAGCGTGTCGCCGCCCTTGTCCTGGGGCACGATGTAGATGCTGGCGACCGGGTAGTTGTAGTCACAGTACAGAAAGCGGGGCAGGGCGCCGGGGATATCCTGCACGGCGAGGTTTGCAAAGTCCTGGTAGCTGCCCTGCCATATCTGGAGGTGGACCGGGGTTCCGGTTGTGGCCAGCTTCAGCGTGGCCCGCTCGATCTTCACCGGCCTGTTGGTGCCCAGCGTGCCGCTCGGCCCGAGGGTGTATATCTTGCTGGTCCCGAGGGTGTATGCCGTGAGCCGTATGGTGTAGATCAACGGGCGCTTCACCTGGGCCTGATCGATCATCAAGTTCGCCTGGATAAGGCAGTCCGCGAGCTGGTCGGGGCTCGGCGTGATGTTGGCTACCTTGGTCACGCCGGCCAGCCGCAGGGCCGCATAGAACAACTGAGAGACTGGAGTAGACATTATTTTTGCCCCTGTGGCGCCGCGGCTTGCGGTTGCGGTGCCGACATAGCGTTCTCGACCATCAGTGCCGCCTTGGTTCTGTCCGCCATGTCCCAGATCATCTGCATGTTGCTGGGGCGGGGATACTGGGCGTAAAGGCGCCGCGCTAGGTTCCAATGCAGCATGTCCTCCCAGCCCTGCGGGAGACTGATCGAGCTGCCAACCGTAGAAAACTGGGTAATCGGCGTGTAGTAGACCAGCTCCAGCGAGCCCGGCGTGGCTGACGGGGGAGGAAACACGCGCACGTTGATCAGCGGGTAGGCTGTGTCCGCGCCCACAATGAGCGGGATCGCTGTCAACTGACCCAGGTCCTGCTTGGCCTGCTCGCCGAACTCTGCCAGGGAGAGCACGCGGCCACCGTTGTGCAGCACGCCACCGTAAAAGGCGCGCCACGCGGTGACCTTCATTGCGCGGAGGCTTCCGGTGGTCGGGAGGGTTCCGCCGCTGCCCAGCGTGTAGGCGGTGGTGCCGGCCTGGAGGCCGCCGACACCTGTTGGGAACGTCTGCGCTACTTGCTGGGGAATGATGAGGCCCTCGGCGTTAAGTGAGTCGAGGAGCTGGTTTATGCGCATGAACGCATCGGCCTGCATCGCCGTCGAGATGGTCTCGTTGACGGTGATTACACCCAGATCCAGAAATGCCTCGTTGATGATGTCTGACACTAACGACATAGGGCCCCCTCAGTTACTGCTTGCGTGGTTTGCGTGCTTGCTTGTCGAGTCTCGCGATCTCTTCGGCCTCAGATTCGGGCTCGACTTCGACCGGCTCGGCGGGATAAGGATCGAGTCGGAGACCAGACTCAAGTGCCTCCCTCTCGTCCTCGCGGTTACGCACAATGAAGCTCCGGCGCCCCTCGTGGTCGTAGACCGTCTTGGGGTATTCCTGGAACCGGTAGGGCAGCCTCGGTGGGTTGTTGAGGTCAAATTCCTTGATGCCCTGTTTGTTGGTTTGGTCGTGCTGCGCCACAATGGCGCGCATGCGTTCGATTTCTTCTGGACTAAGTTGGTCGATCATTTGCTTTGTCGAGAGGCCGTAAATAGCCGCTTCAGCTTCTCGCCTTTGCTCCTTTGTGAGGTTGGATCTCCGTCGGTTTACGGATTCGTTGATTGGCATACCTGGGGTTTACATTCGCGCCCGGAATTAAACCGAGCAGTTGGCACCGGTGCCCGGAATCGAACCGAGCCAGCCGGTTTTGGAGACCGGCTCCCGCCCAGCGGCCACCGGCTTAAAGGGTGGGGCGGGTTTACAACGCCCGCCCCGAGGGGAGGAAGTTCTCAGTAGTAGGGGTAGAACTTCGCGGTGTTGGGATCGAAGGCCCAGCACAGCACCTTACTCACTACCGCGGTGCTCGCAACAGCGATATTGCCAGCGGCGGTCGTGGTGAAGAGGCCGTCAGGGATAGCACACACCGTGGCACCCTCAGTCGGGTCGAATCCGACCGGGATGGTAAAGCCGGTGATAGCCGCCGTGCCGGTGATGTGGAAGAGTGAACCGGACGGAGTGACGGCGCCAGCCGCAGATGCCACAGCAGCCGTGACGGTCGGGGGCACCGTTCCGTTGCCGAATCCAGGCGCAATCTTGCCCGTCACAGACGAGCACACCCACTGCGCACCGGCGTTGCCGCTGTCAGTGGTAACCAGGATCGTGGTGTTGTAGAACAGCCCGGTGCTGGCAGCGCACGAGCCGGCAGGCACGTACTTGATGAAGGCATTAGCCGGGGCAGCCAGCACCATGGTGCCGGTCTTGTGAGGCACGCTGGTGGTGCCGTAGGCGCCGCGAGGGGCCACAACGAGCAGCTTGGAGCTGGGAACAGAGGCCACAATCAGCACCTCGTTGTCGAGAACCAAGCCGTTACCGGCAACGATTCCCGCGCTGGACGCCACGGGGAAGGTTCGGGTCTGCGAGTCAATCGCAGCCGAGAGGGTGGTCTGGACCTGCGCGTGGATGGGAAGAGCCAGGGCCAGCGCAGCCAGGATGAGAACAGCAATTTTGCTGAAGTTACGCATTGAAATTGTCTCCTTTGTTGGAAATCGAGAGGGGCCAGTTTCCCGGCCCCACTGGCTTACTGACCGAGGACGGCGACAGCGCCGTTGTCCTGGTAGAGGTTGCCGAGGCCCCCGAGGGAATCGAGGCGGTTGATTTCCATGGACCGCACCGGATCCCACGCCTTCACTTTGCGGACGCTCATGCCCGTGTCGGGGTCGGACGCCTGACCGGCGGACTCGACGGCCTTGGGGACGTAGAGTTTCGCGCCGACGAGGGCGAAGGCGAAACGGCTGAGAGCGAGTCCCACCGTTCCGGCCTTACCGTTGGGCGAGGTCGTGCCGGGGAACAGGGTTAGGGCCGCGAGGTTGGCCGGCAGCGCGTCCACGTTCTGGTACTGAGAGCCAGGGCCGTAGATCGCGGGCAGGATGTTGACGAAGTCGTTACCACCACCCACGGCAACAAGGGCCTGGGTGATAGTGAACGTCCTCGGGGCGACCGGGCCGGGGTAGCGGCGGGTCATCGGGTTGACGCGGTTCACGTTCGCGAAGGAGATTTTGTCCCCAGCGTTGAACGTGTCGCCAGCGGTCGCGTTGATCTGGATCACGGTGCCGCTCTGGTTCGCTCCGTTCACAGTGTTGGAGCCGGCCCAGGTTCCAGCGGTGTGAGAGTACAGGGAGTTGGACTCGAAGAACTCGAACCCAGCGAGGTCCCCAATGTAGCCCTCTTTCCACATGCGGCTGATTTCGTC